CAAATGGTTCGTCGAGCGGGATATCGGCGCCGATCCAGTTGTCGGCGTTCTCCCGCCCCCTGCGGATCCAGGAGACGACGGCCTCTCCGGCGCTATTGCGCGCGCAGCGCAAATGGACGGGCGCCAGTGGCGTCCGTGCGCGCAATCCTCCTTCGAAGGCGAAGGGGCCGGCCTTTTCAACGGACCCCGCAGCCTCGGCAATCCAGTTGAAGCGCAGTCCCATTTCATCGCTGCCGAGGCCCAGCGGCTTGACCGCCTGATCGAGCAGCACGGCCAGCGAACCCACGGCGGCACCTGACATCATCGCGTCATCGGTCCCGGCGAGCGCGCGGAGCAGGCCGCTCAAGCGCCAGCGGCCGCTCTCGATCTCTTCGGCCTGCTGGAAGGACAGAATCTCCCACGCGCTGTTTGTTGCCTGGACCGCCATGAGGTTACCGCCGTTCAGGACGGATACGGCAGGCAAAGAGGAAAACTCGCCTGTAGGGAGATCAACGACCAACGGCTGGGACCAGTCGAAACGGCCGCTGACCCCACTGCCCAGTTCAACAGCCAGTGTTCCAATCGTGGCCGGGCGATCAAGCAACACCCTGCCCTGATACCCCTCCTTTGTCGCGGACGACGACAGCCCGACTGTGTGCCAGGGCCGAGAAAAGACGGCTCCTCGCGCAAAGGATGCGGCGTCACCGCCATCGATGCACGGCAGATCCATGAGGCAGACGACCGGGTCGAAAAGGTTCGATGGCTCGGTGCCGACCTCCCGCCCATCCAGGGATGAGGGCGGGCTCCCACCACGCGATGGCGCGAACTCGCGTGCTTCGATGCGGCGCGCCTCGCTTTCCTCGATCCGCGTGACGAGGAAACGACCGGCCGGGCCACCGGGTAGAATCACCACATCGCCCGGCTGGATCTGCAGCTCGCCGGGCGGTATCGAGAAGCGAACGGAGCGGCGGGAGATCCTGTTGTCGCGCAACAGCGCCTCGGCTGCTGCCAGTACCGTCTCTTCTGCAACAACCGCTGCCAGGTCCTGTTTGATGACCCGGCTCGTCGTTTGAGCAGCACGGTGTGAGCGCACGCTGGCCTGTTCGAAATCGAGTTCGGGATTGTAGAAAGTCAGTACCGCTTCCGCGGCAAAGTCGCTGTCATGGCCGCGCGTCTCCTGCCAGAGTTGTTCATCCTCACGATCGACGAGCGTCTCGATCGGCAAGGCCGGAAGGCTTGCCCGCGCACGCGAACGAAACCGCAAGCGTCCCGCATCCTCGAAAACATCGATCTGGAATGCCTGGAGCAAGGGCTCGATCAGGCTGCGTGCCGAGGCGAGATCGCCCTGGACATAGCCTGTCAGATCACCGCTCACTTCCGAAACGTCGAAATCGGCAAAGCCGTGGTCGTCCAGCATCGCGGCAATCACGTCGGCAAGCGTCCCTCCGCCGATCCGGCCATTGAGCCAGTGACCGGTGCGCCAGTTCGCGCCGTCGCTCCAGACAGTCGTATTTTGCGGAAAGGCCGGATAGGGTCGCGCATCCCAGGACCAGATGAAGAGGTGCGCGGGATCGACCATTCCAGGCGCGGCGCCACCGCTCCACCAATCGTGATGCGCCTCGAGAAACCGACGCTGCATGCTGTCGGAGCGCATTCCGCTGGAGAAATAAGGAGCGGCACTTTCCGCCGATTTCGGATCGGCGAATACGTTCGGCTGATTGGCTCCCTTGTCGATTGCGCCGCAGCCAAGCTCCGTGAACCAGATCGGCTTGCTGGCCGGGATCCACGGCGTCGGATAGGCATGCTCCACGCCGCCAAGCCGCTCGTAATGCGAATTGCTCCACCAGCCGGCAATGTCCTTGTAGCGATAGACCCAGTGCTTGCCCGCGGAGCCATCGACAATCGCGGTCCGCAAGCGCGCCCGGCGGTCGGCTTCTGTTGCATAATACCAATCGAAGCCTTCGCCGGAGCCGATGCCGACCATCAGGGCTTGACGATCGTCCGCGAGGCGGAAGCCGTCAGGGTTGGCATTGGCAAGATCATCGTCGCGCCAGTCGGCCAGCGGCATGTAATTGTCGATACCGATCGCGTCGATTGCCGGCGACGCCCAGAGCGGATCGAGATTGAAATAGACATCACCGCTGCCGTCCGCCGGATGATAGCCGAAATATTCGCTCCAATCCGCGCCATAGGTCAGCTTTGCAGCCGGCAGCAGGGTCTTCACGTCGGCGGCCAGCGAAGCAAGCGTTTCGACGAAGGGGAAAGCACCATTATCGTCCCGGACCTGGGTCAACCCACGCAGCTCGGAACCCACGATGAACCCGCTGACACCACCTGCCGCCTTTGCAAGCTGCGCATAGTGCAAAATGAAGCGCCGATAGCTTTCCTCATCGCCGTCATAGACGACCCGGTGCCCCGATACCGAAAAGTGGCCGGGACGCGCGGCACCGGCAAACGTACGCAACTGAGTGCGGGCCTGCGCCGTACGGTCTGCCGTATCGACCTGGCCGATGGCAGGATGACAGGTGATCCGCCCGCGCCAGGGATAGGCTGCTTGGGCATCGTCGCCATAGGGATCCGGCAAGCTGTTGCCGGCGGGTATGTCCATCATCAGGAACGGATAGAGATAGACCTTGAGCCCGCGCGCCTTGAGATCAGCAATGGCCGACACCACACTTTCATCATCCGGCGTGCCACCGAAAGCCGGGCCGCCATTGTTCCGGCTGACAACATATGCGTCGCCACGTTCGACACCCGATACGGACCAATCCCTGCTTTCGTTGCGGCGAGCGACCTCGACGCCCGGCACGACGCGGCACTCGCCGGCGCGCAGATCGGTTCCGAACCAGGTGACGACAAGCGCGACGCGCTCCAGATTCGGGCACAGGGCAGTCAGTTCGTCGATGGAGACGTCCCAATCCGTCGTCCCCTGCAGTGTGTTCCGGTTGAGAAGACGGGCGCTGCCGGCACCGGTCTTTTCAGAGACGGCGGTCGTGCGGTAGCCATGTTCGGTCGCGCCCGGGATGACGCAGACCGCCTTGATCTTGTTTTCCAGGGCGCCGATTGCACGAACCACTTCGAACTGTAGCAGCGGGATGCGGTTGCCGTAGGTATCGAGCGGCAAGCGTTCGAACACGACATAGGCCAACCCTCGATAGGCAGGGGCGTTGCCCGTCCCCTGCTTCGCCTCGATCAGCGGATCGGGCTGCTGATCGTCACTGCCGCGATAGAGCCGCATCTCGATCTTGGTGAGATCCAGTTCCTTGCCATCGGCCCACACCCGCCGCACCCGCGCCACCTGCCCTTCACACAGACCGATCGCGAGATTGGCGAAGTAGCGATAGGTCTCGACTCGCGTGCCACCCGTGGATTTACCGCCCGTTCGTTCGGTCGTTACCTGCTCCTCGAACCGCGTGGCCCAGATCAGCGTGCCACCGATGCGGGCAGTGCCGTAGACACGGTTGATTGCCGTGCCGTCGTCGGCGCCGGGAATGCGTGCCGTCGACAGCCGCGTGCCGCGCACGGTGGTACTGCCGTTGATGAGTGCGTGGTCGACGACGCTGCCGGCCAGGGCACCGGCCGCGCGGCCGATGATCGCGCCGACAGGACCGAAGACGCTGCCGAGCGCGGCACCGGCTGCCTGAAAGAGAAGTGTTGCCATCTATTTCTCCGGAAACCGAAACACGGCCGCGACACGACGGCGCCAGCTCGGCACGAGGGGCGAGGAGATTACCGCCGCCTGCTCGTAGGCGTGGATGAAGTGCCGGTCATCGGCCAGAATGCCGGCATGCTTGGCAGCCACATCGGGCCGCCAGCGGAAAAGCAGCAGATCGCCGGGCAGCGCTTCGGCAAGCGACAGCGGCGTGCCGAAATGCCGGATGGCCGCGTTCATCAACCGATCTCCGCCGCTGCGTTCGGCCCAGTCAGGCGCATAGGGGCGCGGCACTTCGGGCTCTTCGCCATAGAGCTCACGCCAGACCCCGCGGATCAGCCCCAGGCAATCGCACCCCACCCCCTTGAGCGACGCCTGATGCCGGTATGGCGTGCCGATCCATCCTTCGGCAAAGGCGAGCACCCGTTCTGCAGTCGTCATCATTTGAACAGCGCCTTCCCATCGTGAACGCTTTCGCCGTCGGCGTAGGTGTAGGCGAAGTCGGCACCCGGCATGTGCGGGAAACCTCGAAAATTCAGGCGGTTGGAGAACTTGCTTCGGCAGGTGGCGAAGGACTTGTCGCAGCCTGCCGTCAATAAGAGGCGATCGCCTGGAGAAGGCGCACGCTCGAGCGGCAGCCAGAGGGTGACCTCCATCAGGTCGCCAACCCGCACATGCGCGTCGATATCGAAACGCTGCCCCTGGTTCTCGCCGTCGAAAAACGTGGCCGTTCCCAGCCGGAAGAAGCCGTCGTCGACAGACCTGACACCCGACAGAAGCAAGCGACTCGCATCCGGCACCGACACGACGACGCCATCCGCACGAAACTGCGGCAACGACAGATCCACGCCGCACCTGTTATCCCCGACCACAGCGTCGCAACGACGCCCATAGACGCGCCCCCGCGGCTCGTTCAGGCGGCTGGCGAAGCTGCGAAGCTCGGCCTGGAAGCGGCCGGCGTCGCGGGTCACCTCACCGATTTCCTGCACCTTGAGCATCATGTGCTGTTCGGGCAGCGCCCAGTTGACGAGGAACACCTCGACACGGGCGCCGTCATAGCGTCCCCGCTCCAGATCGTCCTCGGTGATTGCCGCGCTGGAGAAGCCCCCGGAGACCTCGCTGGTCGCGGCCGGCAGGCCAACCTCTTCCTCCGCCGCGCTTGCGGAAAATCCGCTCGCAGCGAGAAAGATCGTGCCATCGAAGGCGATGTCGTTGTCGTGCTCGGTGAAACCCAACACGACGCCATCGCGGCGGATCACCCGCCAGGCGTGACAGACGGTCGTGGCGTCTCCATCTAGATGGGCTTTCAGCGCTGGGGGGATCGTTCTCACGGCGCGATCTCCGTCAACGGTATGGTTGGAATCCGCCCGGCGTTGAACGCGGACAGGTTGACCTCGATCCGGCCGGTGGCGAAACGCACGGGTACGTCGAACTCGAAGCCGGCCGTTATCGGCGAGCCCGGCGCAGGAACATGACCGGCGGCAAATGTGATGGTCCCTGTTGCCGTATCGCAGTCGAAGTCCGAGGCGGGCACGGGCACCCCGTCCAGCGCTACGACAACGGTACCTTCCGCTGGCTTGGCGATCCGTCGGACGCTGCCGCCCGCCGCGTCGCCATAGGTCTTGACGAGCGGGAATGTCACGGTGACCCCGTCGCCCGTACCCAGCCGCTGGTCGCCTGGCGTTACCGCAATGCCGGGCCTGGACGATGACCAGTCGATTGGATCGCGGAACCGGAAGCCGTAGAGCTCGCCGCTGCGTGCTTCGAAAAACTCCAGCACCTCGTAGAGATCCGCCACAGAGCGCAGGCCCGAGCCGGCGTCATAGCTTCGCCGCGCATCGCGCCAGCGGCTGTTGCGGCTCTCTCTCCCATTGGACAGATTGACGATATCGGTGCGCCGCACCGGCCCGCCGCTGGTCGAAAGCGACAGGCGCAGCGGAAAGCGCACATCATGAAACCCGCTTGTCATGGCACCTCACAAGTTGCGCTGGCCGCGCATGGCGGTGCGCGCCAGCATCGAGGAAATCTGCGCCTCGCTTTTCTGGAAGCTCTGGGCGTCGGCGGCGGTGACGTTGAAGATGATCTGCTGCGAGCCGCCGCCTGCGGCAGCAACGCCAAGCGAACCGTCGGCGCCACGCTTCAGCGGCAAGATCGCCTCGCTGCCCGCCTCCCCCATCAACCCCATGTCGCCGCCCATCGGGAAGTAGGTCGGCTGCGAGACCACGCCGCCATCGGCAAAAGGCAGAAGCTTGCCGAAACTGCCGAGCAGGCTTGAAGCAGTCCCCGAGATCATCGTCTCCAGCGGCTTGAGCCCCGCGGACAGCGCGATATCCGCCAGCCGGTTGCCGAGGCTGCGCAGGATATCGTCCAACCCTTTGCTACCGTCGGCAGCACTTCGAAGTGCACTCGAAAGTGCGGCCCCGAACGAGCGGGAACGCGTCTCCAGACCATCAAGAGCGCGTTGCAGCGTCTCCGCCTGCCCTGTTGCGGTGGTAAAATCCGTTTCTTCGCTGTCCATTGTCCTGCCTTCTTCTGGGTCGCTGCGGATCAATCCGGAAACCGGGCCATCAACCCATCCAGATCGGCGCGGGATGTGCCGACGCCAGGCGGCACCAGCCCGCCTGCGGCTGCGTGGAATTCGAGAGGCGTCATCGCCCAGAACGCGACCGGGGGAAGCCGCAGCAAGCAGAGACCGACATTCAGCACCCGCGCCCAGGGGAAAGGCGCGGCACCACGTTCAGCCTCGATGCCGGCTGCGGCTAGATGGGGCGCGCGGCGGTCTCCGCCTCCGCGCCGACGAAGGTGGCGGTAAGCAGGCTGCCGACGATCGTCGCGTAGCCGCCCAGGCCACCTTCGACATCGGCCTGCGCGACCTCGTCGTCGGAATAGAGATTGCCGCCGCCGCGAAGGCCTGCGCCGATGATGCGGATCATGTCGGCGGCCCTCAGGCGACCATCGGCGAAGCGTTCCGCCAAACCCGTGAGACTGTCGACTGCAAAGGCCGTCTCGAGCTCGGCCAGAGCGCCAAGCGTCAGGCAGAGAATCCGCCGTTCACCATCGATCATCGCCTCGATCTCGCCGCGTCGCCGATTTGCACGTGCACCCGCCGCCCGCATCAAAGCGCCTCGAAGCTGATGGCGCCAGCCGATTCCAGCGCCATTTCGAACAGCACTTCGCCGTTGTGCTGGCCGGAATACTCAAGAGCGCTCGCCTGGAACGGCCCGCTGATATTGCCGAAGCCGGGAATGACGATCTGCCAGTTCAGGATCGACGCATTGAAAAAGGCGTTCCGCACCAGCGCATCGGAGGCGGCATCCTTGAAGATCCCGGCACCCGACACGGACGCGCGTTGCACACCGGCGCCGCCCAGCAGTTCACGCCAGCGACCGACGCTGTCGGCATCGGTCACATCGACGGTTTCGGCATTGAAGGCGAGCCGTTTCGAGCGGAGGCCTGCCACCGTCTCGAAGGCTGTCCCGTTGAATATCTTGAGCAGCAGATCCTTGCCCTTTTGCGCAACCATCGCTTTGTCCCTTCAAAACAAAAGGCGCCCCTCGGACGCCTGCCACTGTCATTCACTTGTCACTTTCAACCCGCCGGCGAAGCTGGTACGACCGGTTGAATTCCCGTCCGACGTCTCGATTCCCCAAGGCATCCCGCCCGATGTCCCGATCATTCTCCCCGCGTACAGCCCGCACCGTCGCCGTTCTTGCCGTCACACAGCTGATCGGCTGGGGCACCAGCTTCGATATGCTGGGCGTCATGGGTCGCGTCATCGCGCCGGACCTCGGGCTTGCAAACGAGATCGTCTTTGGCGGGCTGACGGTGATGATGATCATCAGCGCGCTCATGGGCCCGACGACGGGCCGCTGGCTGGGGCGCTACGGGGCGGCGCGCGTGCTTGCCGCCGCGTCGCTGGTCTTTGCCGCCGGTCTCGCCCTCCTTGCAGCGGCCAATGGCATCGTTCTCTATGTGCTCGCCTGGATCCTCATAGGGGGTGGCGGGGCGCTCGGCCTGTCGGCGCCTGCCTATACCGCCGTGGTGGAACGCGAAGGGCCGAACAGCAAACGCGTGATCGCGATCCTGATGCTGTTCACCGGGCTTTCGAGCGCAATCTTCTGGCCTGTCCTCAGCCTCCTGAACGATGCCGTCGGCTGGCGATCTACCTTCCTGATCTGCGCGGCCCTGCAGTTCTGCATCTGCCTGCCGCTGCACCTCTTCGCGCTGCCAACGCCGATCGTCAGCCACACCGAGGGCGCTGCCGCGCATACGGCGCCACTGCCGCTCTCGCCGGCAAAGCAGCGCAAGGCGTTCCTGCTGATCGCGGCGGCGACGACGATCTCGACCTTCGTCACCTTCGGCGTCTCGCCATCGCTGCTCGAGATCTTTCGCCAGTCCGGCGCCTCGCCAGCACTCGCCATCCAACTCGGTTCGGCGCGGGGCGTCATCGGCATTTCGGCCCGCTTCATGGACATGCTGCTCGGCAAACGCGGCAATCCGATCCTCAGCGCAGCCATGGGCGTCAGCCTCATGGTTCTGAGCTTCCTGATGATGATCGTTCTGCCGCCTTCGACGCCACTGCTGGTCGCCTTCATCCTGCTCTACGGCTTCGGCTCCGGCGTCATGACCGTCGCCCGCGCGTTGCTGCCGCTGGCGCTGTTCTCACCTCGCGACTATGGCCTGCAATCCGCCCGCCTCTCCCTGCCTCAGAATCTCGCCAATGCGGTCGCGCCCGTCGTCTTCACCGCGATCCTGGACCGCGCGGGCGCTGGCATGGCGATCGCCACCTGCGCTGTGCTGGCGGTTCTGTCGCTCGGGTTCGTGATGATGCTGATGGCCCTGGTGCGCGGCGTCACGCAGCCGGTTCCGTCACTGCCCTGAACCGCATCTCCGCTATATGCAGCCTGGTCTTCGGTTCACGCCGCGTGCGTGTTGCGAGATGCCGCACGCCGACCAAGTGATGGGTGGCGAGCCCAAGCGCGGCGTCCTGCAGCAAAGCATAGAGCCTCTCGACGATTGTCTGAACCTGCCTGCGCCCTGCGGCATCCGACCAGATTTCCAATGCCAGCAGATGCTCTTCGCCCTCCTCTGTCGAGGTCGAGTAGTCGTTGCTGGTCAACTCGCCAACGACAATGCAGGGTAACTTCCTGCCCGCGACCAGCCGGTCGCGAATGGCATCCGGCCCGATCAGGTCCGTCAATTCGGCATCTTCGCTGAGCAGCGCATGGATCGCCGTCAGCAGTTCATTGGCAGCGCTCATCCGTCTCGACTCCCTTCGGGCCTGTCTTGCTCTCGCAACGGCGCATCAGCGCCAGCAATGCCGCCGCCAGGTCTTGGAGAGTGATCGCCAGCGACGCTCGCGGTTCCGTCATTGGCTCTCCTCCTCGCAGAGGCAGACGACGTAGTTGCCCCTCTCATCCGGGTCACGCCAGGCGCCGATCACGAAGACCCGCTCGCCCTTGCGCAGCCGCATGCCGGCCGTGATATCGCTTCGAAATCGGAGCCAGATGCGGTGGGTCAGGGTGAACACATCGGCGCTCGCCTGCTCCTGCCGGATCTCACTGACGGGCTCGATGCGCGCCCATAGCGACGCGACCGCGATGAAGGAGACTGTGGCGCCGCCCTGTCCGTCCGAGGTTGCCTCCGGCGCCTCCAGTTCGAGCCGCGCCGTCATCTGGCCGGGATCGAAAAACACCGAGCGCATCACAATCTCCGCATCACGAAGGGCGCGATCAGGCGATCATAGCCCGGCGGAATGTCCGCCGGCTGGTCTTCCGCCGAGATCGCGCCACGGAAGGAAAACATCTGGGCGATATGCATCAGCATGGCGCGCTTCAGCGTGTCGGGCACGTCGGCGCCGCTCTCGCCGAAGCCCGCGATAAAGTCGATCTCCAGGCCGTTGATACCGCGCGTGCTGTCTATCGCCTGGCTCAGCACCAGGCGAGCCGGCCGCGCACTGCCATCCAGGATGTGGCCGGTGAGCGGTAGTGTCACCTCGTCACCCGCAGCATCGTAAAGCGTCAAGCTTTCAATGGCTTGCACCGGGCCTCTGGCAATCTGAATCACGCCGCCTTCAGGTATTGAATCAAGATAGACGCGCCATGTCTGGGTGATGAGGCAGAGCCCGGTGGAGCGTTCAAGGTGCTCGCGGGCCGTAGCGATCAGGGCGGCCAGTAGCGGGTCTTCGTTGCTGTCGTCGAGCCGCAGATGCGCCTTGACATCGGCGAGCGTCAGCGCCTCCGCCGCGGGCGAAGTGATAGATGCATAGGTCATATCGATTCCCGGATTGTATCGAAAGCAAAGAGGGTACGGCGCCCCGATGGGAGGAAGACGCGGGGCGCCGCATGGGGCGACCAATCAGCTTGCGGCGAATTTCACCAGCTTGATCGCCTCGAAATTCTGCACTCCGCCGCCGACGCGCTTGGTGGTGTAGAAGAGGACATAGGGCTTGGCGGAATAGGGATCGCGCAGCA